CAATCATCTTACAATTATTACCAAAACGAGTCATAATCGTTGAAAGTTCTTGAAACCCCATATTTTGAAACTCATCCATAATCACAATACAATCATCAAAGGTCATTCCTCGTAGGAAAGCTGTTGATGAAAATTGCACTACTCCCTTTTGTTTTAGAAGCTGCCAAGCATCTCCTCTACCATACAACTTTGTTGAGATAGCACTATAAGGGGCTTCATACTCTGCCATTTTTTCATTAGGTTTTCCAGGCAAATGACCCATTTCTCGTGAGGATACAGATGATCGTAGAATAATAACCTTCTTATATGTTGGATTCTTTTCTAACTCATTTAGAGCTAGATAGACTGCCAATAGTGTTTTACCAGACCCTGGAAAACCATGGGCAACAACTACATCTTTAGTTCTAAACAAATCCATCATCTTTTTTTGATTTGATGTCTTTGGAGTAATTCTTGTCTCTATTACGAGACCACCGAATTGTGGTGTGTTGTTTTGCTCATGTCTTACTTTTGGCTTCTTTCTCGATTTAGGTTGGGTAGGTCTTGTATTCATTTTGTCTCCTGTTGTTTTCACAGGGTACATACTAAACGTTGATGGTTGATCCTTTATTGCGGCTTTTCATGCTTTTCAGCATGTCACGAAATCCATCATCTATTTTTATTCCACCAACCCCAGAAACAAACTGAGGTGGTGTCATAATCTGAGTAACGTTATTGTCTTGAATATATTGATCTCTTTCAGCTAGCGTCAGGGAGATTGTATACTCTTCACTAGTATCATTATTTCTGAATGTGTAATTTGGCATTATCATCTTCCAATACTTGAGAAAGCATCATTTCTTTCATTTTTCGATGTTGCTCCACAACTCTGTCTCGTGTTCGCTTTGCAATGAAATCTTCATCGATATCCATCTCATCATCTTCGAAAGACGACTTTTTCCAACTCTTACCCATTTTTTTCTCCAGGTATGTAATCGTTTGGGAACAACTCAGGCATAGCCTCAAACATAAACTTTTCAGTAAGGCGTCTTTGAGGAAGACGCTTTGCCTTGATTCCAAGGATCAACTCAACATCATCAAATGCAACCTTTTCCAGAAGAGAAATAAACAGACGTTCTTTTTGGTGACGTGGTACGATAGATTTTGTTGTGATATTAGCTAGTTCATTACGATTAATCGCTCTGAACATAGGACTAGCTTCTTGATGTGAAGAACGCTTATAAAGCGTTGTTGGAACCTCCCCTTCGGGAAGATCAAAGTTAAAATCTGGATGGTAAGCATATTGCACAAGCTTTGCAATTGTTTGCACTTCAGAAGCAATTCGACGAGTTTCAGCAATACGCTCAGCCTTATCAGGGATTTCGTTTAGCTCATCAAGGATCTGAGATATTGTCTTTTTTCGTGTATTAATCATTATTTAAATTCTCCGACGAATGGTAGTAAATTTACAAGTTGAAATTTCATTAGGTAATTAGATATTGTTCCAGATGGTTGTTTATTGATTTGCGAATTATATGATTCTACCACAGCTTGTTTCAAGTCTTTTGGACAGAATCGAAGGTCAATCAACCTCTTATTGCGATTATAGTTGGCAATAAGAGGTTCAGTATTGAGAAGTTCAGTAAGGGGGATCAACTTCCATTCAGAGATCTTTTTCTCGCCCAATTTCTTCTGTCGTTTGCTATCAACAACAAACGTATCATCATCTGACAGAATATTAGGAATACCATCAGTTGAATCACCAGACATTATATGGCTATAGAGGAATCCTACAGGATCATCATCCATAAGCCATCTAGAGTTGATGATGTCGTATTGGAATACATTTTTTGTATACCCCTGCAACTGGATAAAGTCTTTGTCAGAAGACAGAATCAGATTTTCTTGGTCAGGAAATTGTCGAACCAGGGTAGCGATAACATCATCTGCTTCAACTTCATTGATCTCAATAACCTTGTATGGAAAATATTCTCTAAGCTCATTGGTAATTTTAGCCATAGATGCAAACAAACGCGGCCAATCAATGGTCGATTCTTTGCGACTAATCTTTCTCTGAGCTTTGTAATATGGAAACACTTTCTTACGCCAAGAATGACGACCATCAACACAAATGATCACGTCGCTACCAAAACGCTTCTTATTTTTGTGGATATGTGTTCGAATGACATTTAGGATAACATGACGCAATAGATCTTCATAGTCTTCATCATCATTTGAGTCTTTCATAACATTAAAAAAGCTAGAAATAGCTACTTGATTGTAATCAATCAAAATCACTTTTATTCCTTTTCTGTGATCTCTTCACTTTCATCTTGATCTTCACTTTCGTCTATCATAACAAATAAATCATCTACAACTTTATGCAAATCATTTGGTATTCTTTGGTATCTATCCATAATGGATCTAATCGCTTCAAATAATAGAACAAAATCATTCTCATTATAACGGGTAGGATCTTGCCCTGTAATAAATCCCATTTGTCTAAGTTCGTGTAGGGTGTGCTCGTAACACATTTCAGCACAATCTAGATTATAGGATGTTTTATATTCAACGACTCGATTCTTAGCTTCCTCAAGTGATTCTGGCATACCAGCATCGAAATCAGCATGACGTTTTGGAAAAGCAACTATTTTTGTTGCTGCCGGTGAATCATTAGGTTCGATCATTAGAGATTCTCCATTACATTACTTAGTATTTATGGGTAGAATCTCTTTCCATTTCTTAACAATTGATTTTTCAAAGTTGTAATATGTTGAAAATGCGTTGATTTGAAATTCAGGGTTAAAAATACCATCATTGACAATATGGATTGCTTGCATCAGCTGATTTGCAAAAATATTGACATGGCTACTATGGTCTTCACTCCATTGATACATCATCGTCATCTTACTAGCTGTTTCAGGAAGAGCAGCGTAATTTGGATGAACTGAAAGACAACCTGAGGCACATGCTTCAATTAATGAAAGGCATGATGTTTCAGGCCAGATGCATGGATAAGCAAAGATATCAGCATTGAGAAGAGCTTCTCGCACCTTTTGATTTGAAACAGATCCATGATATGTAATATTGGGGTGATTATTGCACTGATCCAATAGCTGCCTATATTGTTCATCACGATGATCCCAACCATATATTTTAAATGATGAATATACATCCAGATGAATTGGTATATGGGGAGCTGCCTTTACAATCGCATCAAATGCTGGGTATAATAACTCCAGACCTCTATGAGGTGTTGTATGATATATGATATTTACACCTTGATGTGGTGTTCTGACGATCCCTTGTTCTGGGATCTCTATGCCATTAGGAATTACAATGCTTTTGCTATACGGAATTCCCAGTGCTAAATTGAAGTATTGAAGCTGCCAATCGCTAACAAATACAAATTTATCAATTTTCTCTCTGAACGATGGTTCTGCAAGACGTGCATACATAGGGTCATTAGGAAGATCATGAAACACAAGAACTGTTTTATGATCGTCACTTAATTTTTCAGGCAATCTTGAATGTATGATTTGATAGCCCTGAAAATGCTCTTGAGGGATATATTTCAACATTCTATTAATCATCAACTCTGTGCCACCCATCGCTTTGGATGACTCAGAGTTTGTAATTAGTACACCATCAAGAATTTGAGACATTTTCAATATCATCCCAAAGATCAACAGCCACACTAGCAAAAGAGATCACATTTTCAATCTTGAACGATCTCCATCCAGGTTTGTCACCTAATTCATAAACACTAATAACATTGAGAGGACGAGGTGTACGAGTTTTCTTTTCACCTTCATCTTCTTTGGTTTCAGGAACGGGAGGAAGACGAGATGGATGTAGAGTACAAACCATTGTGCGTTCGGTTCCATCAACCTTCGTAAAAATCACTGTACAGATATCATTATGGAGTCTATCAAGATAGAACTCACGTATAATCTCACGCTCTTTATCCATTGAGATTTTCCTTGAATTGGCCGTTTGTAAGTGAGTAGTTTTCATTGATATAAGAGTACAATTC